GACCGGCGGGCGAGTGGGGAGGAACACATTCACAACCGTAAAGCGTGTGTCAGCTCTACAGTCCTGATTACCGAGCAGTCCTCTTGCTGTGAAACCGCGATATTGCGGCCCCCTCAGACTACCAGAAACGAGGCAGATGTCAACCGTTGACGTGGGGGTGATGAGCTACTATGCTTAAGGGAGCCCCCTTTGTGCGGAGTATCCCTATGGCGATCGGCATGGCCACCCCCGTTGGCGCGGCGCAGGACCTTGGACTTTCCAACGTCGGCGACCTTCTGACCACCCAGCTCAATGAGACGAACGCGACGCGCAAGCGCAAGGCGAACCAGAAATCCCCCTTGGCCGCGATCCAGGGTGACGTAGGCGCGGCAAGCGACCTCATGTCGCCGGCCAAGATGTTCGCGGGCGGGTACTGATGGACCAGCCGACACTCGCTGAACGGATGAAGGCATTTGCCGAGCATCACCGCCCGCTGCACGAGGCACGTCTGTTGAAGGAGCGGGCCGCCGAATTGGAGGCGGCTGTGATGGAGGTTCCTTTCAATGCGGCACGGGTGGTTGGTGCATGGGCGCGAGCCCGTCGGTTGTGGTGCCAGATCACTGGCGAGCCTTTGATTTGAGGTAGTGTAAATGTCTGTAACCTCCCCTGTCGTCCTCCCGATGGACCCTCAGCAGTCCGAGCGGGACAAGGCGATCGTCGTCAAGTCGCTGGCCGACTTCTCCGAGCTGTCGGGGATGCGGACGAACTTTGAAGAACAGTGGGAGGAAACGGCAGCGCTCATCTGGCCGTCCCGCAAGAACACCTTCACCTATGGCAACTTCAAAACGCCGGGTGAGAAGAACACCGAGCACCAAGTCGACGCGACTGGTCAGCTCGCGTTGTCGCGCTTCTGCGCCATCGTGGATTCACTGAGCACGCCACGCAATATGCGGTGGCACGGTCTCCAGGCCAGTGACCCAGCGCTCAACCGCAGCCGGCGTGTGCGGCTGTGGTTCGAGGAAGCCACCGACGCACTGTTCAAGCATCGGTACACGCCAACCGCCGGCTTCGTTGGCCAGAACCAGCGCGTGTACAAGCAGATCGGCGCATTCGGCACCGGCCCGCTGTTTATCGACAAGGATGCACGCCGCCGTGGCCTTCGCTACAAGGCACTGCCGATCGGGCAGGTCTACCTTCGCCTCGATCATCAGGGTCGTGTAAATGGCTTCATCCGCGTGTTCCGCTGCAAGCCGGTGGATGCCGTCGATCTCTTCGGCGACGCGGCGCCCAACGCGCTGAAGGAAGCGGTGAGCAAGACACCGCACAAGATATTCGAGTTCATTCAGGACGTGCGCGAGCGCATGGACTATGACCCCGATCGGTGGGATTACCGAGGGATGCGGTTCGCGTCCTACTACATTTCGGTCGATCTCAAGCGCCTGATCTCCGAGGGTGGCTACAATACCCTCCCGCTCGCGGCCCCGCGCTACGAGGCTGAGGATGAGGAAATCTTTGGCCGTGGCCCGGCGACCTTCGTGCTGCCGGCGCTCAAGACCTTGAACGCGCAGAAGCGCACCTTCCTCAAGCAGGGCCACCGTGCGGCGGACCCGGTGCTTCTGATGGCCGATGACGGTCTGTTGGACATGGACCTTCGCCCCGGCGCACAGAACAAGGGCGGGTGGTCCGCGCAGGGCTATCCCCTCGTGGGTGTGCTGCCGACTGGAGAAATCCAGATCAGCAAGGAAATGATGGCTGAGGAACGGGCCATCGTGAATGACATGTTCCTCGTGACGCTGTTCCAAATCCTCACGGACTCGCCCAAGATGACGGCTACCGAAGTCATCGAGCGCACCAATGAGAAGGGCATCCTCTTGGCCCCGACCGTTGGCAACCTCGCCAATGACTACACGGGTCCGATGATCGACCGCGAGATTGACCTTCTTCAGCAACAGGGCCTTTTGGCGCCAATGCCGCCGGAGTTGGTCGAAGCTGAGGGTGCCTATGAGATTGTGTACACGAGCCCCCTCGCGCGTGCGGCCCGAGCCCAGGAAGCGGCCGGCTTCATGCGTACGGTGGAAGCTGCAACCGCCGTGGCAAATGTCACGCAAGACCCGGCTATTTTCGACGGATTTGAATTTGATGTTGCAATTCCCGAGATAGCTGAGATACAATCGGTGCCGGAGCGGTGGATGGCATCGCCGGAAAGCATCGCACGGAAGCGCGAGCAGCGGGCACAAGCCCAGGCTGCAATGGCGCAGGTCCAGGCGATGCCGGCGGAAGCGGCCATGCTCAAAGCAGAGAAGCAACCTAACCAGAATCAGGGGTAAACATGACCAATGAACGGATGGTGCCAAGGTACGAAGACCCCACTACAGGCGAGGCGGTGGAGCCTCAGAAGGCGGCCACTGTCGTTGTCGAAAGTGAGAGCGCTCGATCTCCGGCCGATGGCATGGTACGGGACCCTGCGGCTCAGCCCGCCTGTGACCCGAGTTTCGCCCCGCCCCGGTTTGCTGTCTCGGCGCCACCCCCGGACCCGATCATGCAGTTCTTCGATTATGCGCACCTTCTGCCTGCGTTACAGGACTACAGTCGACCGTTCTATGAGCTGGCTCATTGGGTGGTCGATACGCTCCCGCACAATGCTGAGCGCACTACGTGTCTCCGCAAAATCCTTGAAGCGAAGGATTGCGGCGTACGCGCCTTCATTGCCAAGGGCTGATCTCGCCTTTTTCGCACTCGGGAGCTTCGCGCTTCTACAAGTGGGGTAGACTATGGAACCGAGCGCTGAAGCCAAGCGGATCGTTGACTTCATCTTCGACCATGCTGAGAAGAACAAGGGTCTTGTGCGTGGTGAGCTGAAGGAATACATTGACGATCGGTTGAAGCGTCTCGGCTCCAACCCGTCCTACATGTACGGGGCATTGCTGCCGGAGATACAGATGATGGCCAGCGAGCTGAGGGAGTTCTTCAGCCGGGAGATACCACGATGACGACGATGGGATTCGGTGGTGCCCTGTTGGCCATGTGGCAGGGGCATCAAGTGGGCCGCAAGGCGTGGAATGAACCGGGTGCAACGGTGATCCCGGCCATTGCGATGTGGCACATGGGCACCGAGCGGACACCGACCATCATCCGGTTCGTGCTCGGGTCCGACACCTTCCGCGAGTGGGTCCCGACGAATGCGGACTTGCTCGCCAACGACTGGATCAAGCATGATTGACGCGTGGGAGAAGTTCAACTTTCTTCGTGGCCGTCAAAGGTCCTACCAACTCACATTCTCGCAGCCGGCCGGACAGGCAGTGTTGCGGGATTTGATCGTCTTCTGCCGTGGTATGGACTCGTGCTTCCACCCGGACCCACGTTTACACGCTGTGGCGGAAGGTCGTCGGGAGGTCTTGCTGCGAATACTCAATCACTTGAAAATGACCCCCGAGGACCTATACGCGAAACTTGAGCGTGACACCGCTCCAACGGAGAAGCCCTGATGTGGAAGTATGCGTGCCCGCAGATTGCGTTCAACACGCCCGGTGATCCACCGAGTAATCCGAACCCCAACCCGAACCCAGCGCCGCCGACGCCGTGGCATGACGGCATGGATGCCGAGTTGATCGGCCATGCACAGACGCACGGGTGGTCTCAACTCGGTGAGAAGGACGCGGTGAAGGCCGTGCTCAAAGCTCACTACGAGGCCAAGAAAATGATGGGTGTTCCGCCGGAACAGCTCATCCGTCTGCCCAAGGATATGTCGGACCCGGCACAGCTCGGGCCGGTGTACGAGCGACTTGGCCATCCCAAGGAAGCGAAAGAGTATGACTTCGCCGGCCTCAAGCGTGCGAATGGTGAGGAAATCAGCGAGGCTCTGGCAACTGCGCTGCGCAATGCGGCGTGGCAGCATCGAGTGCCCAAGGCCGCCGCAACCGACTTCGCCAAGACGTTCATTGGCCACTTGGATGCACAGGAAGCTGCGGCACTGTCGGAGAAGACGGCCAAGCTTGCGCAGGAACGTGCTGAGCTGAAGGCTGATTGGCAGGCCGCGCCCGAGGTCAACATGTTGTTGGCGCGTGCGGCAGCCGAGCGCCTTGGCGTCACCGAGGCTGAAGTGGATGCCCTTCAGAACCAGATCGGGTACAAGCGGGTCATGCAGATGTTCCGCACGATCGGGGAGAAGTTGGGCGAGCACAGCTACCTTCTCCCGACGAACCCCGGCGGCAGCCCCCGCGCCATGACACGCGAGCAAGCGGTTGTGCGCATGGAGGAACTAAAGGGTGATGTCGAGTGGGGCA